CTTATAATAAAAAAACTGGTGGAAAACTTCAAGCTCCACAGCCTGGTGGTGGTAAACGTAAAAAATCATACTGTGCTAGATCTGCTAAAATTAAAAAATGTAAAGATCCAGATAAAAACGGCGATTGTCCAAATGACATAGCAAGAAGAAAATGGAAATGTTAAAAAAAAAAAATAAAACATTATGATTAGAAATTATTACACTGACTCTTATATGTCAGCAATACCGGTAACACCTAGCGATACATTGTTATTAGATGGTGCAACCAAAGCAACAACTCCACAAGGGGCTTGGAAACAATATAATTTATACATAGGTAATTCACCTAGCACTTTGCCAGTGACAACAACTAGTGATAACACTGTTGTATCAAATGCAACTGCTGTTGGTTTAGCATCACCTAACCCATTAATTAAAGTAGGAATGAGAGTAACTGGTGGTACGTTGCCAGCCGCTGGAGTTTTAATAGCAAGTGTAACAAATGTTAGTAACTATGTTTTGGCTACAGCTCAAAGTATAGCTGCTAATTCAACTCTTACATATAGTTACGATTCAGAGTCTAAAATAAAAGTACATACAATAAATAACGAAGTGATAGAGTTTGTTAACCCTATTCAAGGATCAATATTACCTGTAAGTGTAGTTCAAGTTTATGCTACGGACACTGGTGGTGGAATATCAGGTTTAGTAGCTTTAAGTTAAAATAATAAATAAAAAAAATAATATTATGCCGAACATTAGTAAAAAAACAGCTTACGACGTAAAAGAAGCAAGCAATCAGTCACTTTCTAAAAGTGCAAGAAAACATTACGCAGAAAATGCGCAAGCAGGTTCTAAATCAGATTCGAAAGACGGATCTTTTATTTCTAAACATATGAAACACTAATCATGGGAATAGGTAAAAAAATGTCAAAAGGAAGTATTGGTGGTGGAGTAAATATCTCACACAAATCAAAAATGTCACAATCAGCTAAAAATCAAATGTCTTTTCCAGGTGGAATGCCAGGACCAGGTGATTATGGTAAAGTAGTTGGTAAAGGTATGGCTAAGTATCTTTCAGGAGAGTCTGTAGGTATGAAAAAATATGGTAAACATAAAGGACCAGCTCAAGCAAAGCCTGACTACATAGATATTGATGGAGATGGTAACAAAACTGAATCAATGAAACAAGCTGCTGATGGTATGGGTAAATATGGTCATAAATCAAAAGGAGCAGCAAAAAAAGAAATAGTAAAAAAAGCTAGTAAGATAGGAAGAGCAAAGTTAAGCTCTGAAGCAGAAGGAGAAATGATTAATAGTAATTTTGTAAGTAATGATCCTAAAGGTAAAACTTTAAACACTACTATAAAACCAAAATCAAAAAGAAAACCTTCAAAAGAAATAGGTAAAAGTAAGATTGAAGAAGGTAAAAAGTTAAAAAAAGAAGGTCGTCAAGAAAAAAGAGCTGCTAGAAAAGATGCTCGTAAATCAAAAAGATCTGCTAGATTAGATAAAAAAATTGCATTACAAGAATTTAAAGGTAAGCAAAAATTAAAATCTGGTGATAAGCTAGGTGCTAAAGCTAAGCAAGACAGAATAGCAAATCTTAAAGCTAGAAAAGCTAAGAAGTAAACCCAATAACACCATTACGATTATACCAATTAACAATTAATTATTAACAAAACAAAAACAATTATTATGGCAGGTTTTTTAGAAATCCCAATCACAGGCGGAACAGCTGCAACATCAGCAACGTCTAAACAAGTAATCGCAATAGATAAAATTATATCTATTCAACAAGGAACTGTTGGAGCTCCTCAAACTAATCCAGCAACATTATCTCACATCTTATGTCAAGACGGTGTAGAATACCAATTAACTCACACAGCTGCTGCTGCAGGGTTTTCAGTATTAGATTCTTTAATTGATGCATGGTATGGTTCTCCAGGAAACGGTATATCTAAAGTAGGTGGTATTCCAGCTACAGTTAGTGCAACTGGACAAGCTCTTACTTTTGTGGTATTTTCACAAGTAGCAATTAGCTAGAAATTTATTAATACAGTTCACAGGGTTAAATTCCCTGTGGCTGTTTTAATTTTATTATATGAGCTTTAAACTAACTCCACCATTTGAAAAAAATCCACCGCCGGTAGTAAATGTACCGATGGAAGAGGGTGTATTAGGTAGAGCTGATAAAAAAGGATGTATCTTAGTTAACAAAGATATAAAAGATCCTAAACAAATGACAGATACAGTTAATCATGAAAACGTTCACATGCAACAAATGAAACGTGGTGAATTAGATTATGATGAACAGAACGTATATTTTAAAGGAAAAAAATACCCTAGGTCTAAATTTAACGAGGCTAATAAACAATTACCTTGGGAAATAGAAGCTTATAAAGCAGGATAGTTATGTCACAACCAAAAAAGAAATTTAAAGAAACTAAAGTAGGTAAATTTCTACTAGGTAAATCAGGTATTATAAATGTGATTAGTAATATATTGCCTGATCAAGGTGCACTAGGCATGGTTAAGAACTTGATAGACAAAGATGAAGACTTAACACCACAAGACAAAGAAACAGCTCTTAAGTTATTAGAGCAAGACACTATAGAATTACAAGAGGTATCTAAACGCTGGTCAAGCGATATGAAATCGGATTCATGGCTCTCAAAAAACACAAGGCCAATGACATTGATATTCTTAACAATATCACTTGTAATTTTTATTCTATTAGACGGGTTTGATATATCATTTGGTATAGATACCGGTTGGATAGACCTTTTAAAATCACTACTTATAACCGTTTATGTTGCCTATTTCGGTTCACGTGGTGCAGAGAAATTTAAATCAATAGGCAAATAATCAAATTAAATTAAAAATGGAAATTAAAAAAGACCAATTAGAAAAAATTCAAGGCTTTCAAAAAGAGTTAAACAAGCTATTAAATGAAGTCGGATTTTTAGAAGCCCAAAAAACCCAAGTATTAGGAAAGTTTGGAGAAGTTAACAAAGAGACTGAAGAGTTTAAAAAAGAACTTGAAACAGAGTACGGATCTATCAATATTAATTTAGAAGATGGAACGTATACTCCAATTGAAAAAGAAGAGGATAAGAAATAATGTCATCTGTAATTAGAAAGATAAGTATTGGTTCTGACTATAAAACTGATGCTATGCACTATTCGTTAGGGCAGTCAGTATATGGTGGTCATACAATATCTCATATACTTTCTGATACTAAAGACAATTCTTATAATATTTACATCAAAAAACAAGACGAGGTATTGCCGTGGAAGAAGTTTAATTCTAACATGGCTATATCCGTTGAGTATGATTTAGAATATTAGTGAAAAGCTTATTTGATTTTATCGTTGAGCCAGTTGGCCATCGATATAATAATAAAGTAAAAGTAGGTGACAAAAGCCTTATAATTAATACTCAAGTAGAAACTTTTAAGTCTGTAAACAATATAGCTAAGGTTATTGAAGTGCCTTTATCGGTTAACACTGTTATAAAAAAAGGTGATTTAATAATGATTCATCACAATGTATTCAGAAGATGGTACAATATGAGAGGTGAAGAAAAGAATAGTAAGTCTTATTTTAAAGACGGTTTATATTTTGTTCAATTAGATCAAGTATATTTATACAAAAGAAAAGACAAATGGAAGTCTATTAACAATAGATGTTTTGTAAGTCCAATTAAAAGTAATGACAATACAGTGTCTGATCAAGAGCAATATCTTATTGGTGTATTAAAATATGGTAATAGTGCATTAGAAGTGCTAGGAATTAACGAGGGAGACTTAGTTGGTTACACACCTAATGGAGAATATGACTTTGTCGTTGATGGCAAACGTCTTTATTGTATGAAATCTAATGATATTGTAATTAAACATGAACGTCAAGGAAACGAAGAAGAATATAATCCACGCTGGGCACATAGCAGTTGAGGAACTTATTAAGGTAGCTAAAGAAGCTATAATAGATTCTGACGATGATATATCAGCTGATAGATTAAAAAATGCTGCTGCAACTAAAAAGCTAGCAATATTTGATGCTTTTGAAATACTTAATCGTATTCAAGAAGAGGAGGATATGATAAACGAAAAACCAAAAGAAGAAGTTAAAGCTAAAGCTTTTGGAGGTTTTGCAGAAAGAAGATCTAAATAATGTATCAACAAACTTTATATAAGGTAATTGATCACATAAAACCACAAGCTATAAAAAGATTAAACAAATCTAAAAAGTGGGAATATGGTTACAATAAAGAGTATGATGTTATTGTAATATCTAAGACAGGACAGATAGGTGAAGTATATGAAATACAAAACCTTAAAATAGCTTTACCAAAAGAAAACGAAGTTTTCACTGAGGCTGACAAATGGCAGACACATGAGTACCCGAAAACTTTAGCTAAGATTAAAACAATATTTGACTGGAAACAATATCCAGATGATTTTAAAGAAAAATGGTATGCATATATTGATAGAGAATTTGCCAGGCGCCACGAAGGTTATTGGTTTACTAACAAGGGCAAAGCTACTTATATTACTGGTACTCATTACATGTACCTGCAGTGGTCCAAGATTGATGTTGGGCAAGCAGATTTTAGAGAAGCAAACAGATTATTCTATATATTCTGGGAAGCTTGTAAAGCCGACCCGCGTAGCTACGGCATGTGCTATCTTAAGAACAGACGATCGGGGTTTTCATTCATGGCATCAGGCGAAACCGTTAACCAGGCAACAATATCTACAGATGCTAGATTTG